CCAACGTTCCGGGGGACAACGCGCACGGACCGTCACTCCGTCGACCCCAAGCTGCACCAGCCCGGTGGGCATGAGCCACGACACAGTTGCCCCAGGTCTCGGCTGAGTCCCGCAGGAAGTTTTCCGAGTAGAGTGTTCCATGTCCCCACTTGTATCCGCCCAGTTCATACCAGCAATTCGGCAACACGCCGTGATGCTCGATGAACACTTTCGCATGCCTCTTGATCGGCTCGATCATGCGTTGCCACACGGCTTCAGCGAATCCCCTCACCACCGCGTTGTGATGAGTGAGATACATCTTGGCCCGCTCATCATGGTTCCCGAGCGTGAACACTGTCGGCCGCAAATCGTTCAGGAACTTACGCCCCTGATCGATGTCATCCATGTAGTCGTCGGCCGCATCTGCGGCACTCGGGTTGGCCAGTGCTCCAGCTCTGAGCGCAGACAGATCGTACGCATCACCCAGGTGAATCACATGCACCGGCTTGTAGCTATCGCGGAAACGCAAGACCGCAGCCAACGCCTGCTTGTTGGCCCGCGATCCATGTGAACAGCCCACCGCCATCACACGCTTCCACTTCCTCACCACATTCACGATGCCGCATATACGCCACGATCCCCTAGCATCTTGCAAGGCAATGGCCTACTCCAGCCCCTCGTTGTCGCATTCCATGATCGTGTCGCACACCAGCTTGTACGCATACTCAAGTGCCTCATCGGCGGTCTTGAACTCATGCCCGTACTTGATCTTGCCGCGCAGATCCTGGCCCACGCCTTCAAGCCCAGCCTTGTAGGCCATCCCCAGCAATGCTGCCCGATGCTCACACTTTTCCATCGGCAGTTGGAACTCCAGGGTGGCTTTCATTCTACAGGCTCCATGTTCACGAATCCCAGCCGACCATCATCGATAGCCATGCCGCAACCATTACGCCTGCAGTACAGCTCCAGCATGTCGTAGATCTCATTGCCTTGATCGTCGCCCAACCTCGACTGCAGCAGACCTTTGAGCGTTATGCGATAGACTTCCTCTTGTTCGCTCATGGCTTGGCCTCCTTCTCCAGCTTCTCAATCCTTCTCAGCAGCTTGTTGAGCTCTCGGACGATGCCTATCGGAGCAATGTCCCTGAGCCTCGTGCGATAGTCTGGACTGAAGATCGAGAACCCATGCCTCGGAGGGCAGTTGGGGTATTTTTCAATCGTGTACTTCATGGCTCCTCATCCGCAATTCCACACATAATCGTCAGCATCTCAGCAGCAACCTTCCCATCCGATCCGTCAGCGAAGAACCGATTGGATGCTCTCTTGATGGCGCTCTCCAGCTGCTTGATCCGCTCGTGGGATCTATCACGTTCTGCGGCAATGCGAGCTACATCGGAATTTGCGGCCTCAAGTAGATTGATGCGCTCGTTAGCTGCGTTGAGTTCGCGTTCGAGCTCTTGGGCAAACTCTCTGAACACGATTCCCATTCCGATGTGGGCTGCGTCCGTCCTCGGAGTTTCGCTGACCATTTTGCTGGCTTCGGGAATATGGTCACTCATGGCTTGGCCTCCTTGGCATCTATCAATCTCTGAGCATCGCAAGCTCGGCACTGAGTGCTCCATTTGTGGGAATCGTGGTCGCAGTCGAAGTTATCAGCACATGATCTGACAAACTCCTCCAGCCGCTTGATGCGTTGCCTCAGCCCGAGGTTTTCCTCATCGAGTAACTGTTGCTGGCGAATGATGGAATTCGCTGCGTTGAGCTCGCGTTCTAGTTGGCGTGCAAACTCAGATGCAACCAAAGCATCTCGCAGTGAATCGCCATCTAGAATTGCAAAACGAGTGCATGGTTTGCCATTGATCTGTTCATCTGTTCTCGGGGTATCACTCATGGCTTGGCCTCTTTTCCGATCTTCGCGTCATCCCATCCCTGCAACAGGTTGTCCATTCTGGTTGTTCTCATGCAGGGTGTTGGAGGATTGATAAACTCATACATTGAGTTTCCGGCTTCTATTAACGCGCACATGCGTTTTTCGTAGTAATTTGCATCCGAGTAGTACTTGTCCCATTGGGCTATTAGACGCTTCTCAAGCTGCTCGACGTATTCCTTCAATTTCTGGTTCTCGTCGTACAACTGTCCGACTAGATCCACTTGGCTTGGCGTGTCACTCATGGCTTGGCCTCCTTAAGCAGCCCCTCTGCGCGGCAACAGTCGCATTCTTTCTGGATAGCGTAATGACACTCGCATTCCCACCGTCTCGAAACCTCAGCAAGGAATGCTTCAAGCCGCTTGATCCTCTCGTTGGATGCGTTGAGTTCGCGTTCAATCTTCATGCCTTCAGTCAAAATCCCAGCGTCCACAATACCGCGAGCGTGTCCTGCTGCAGATTCCATTCTCGGCGTGTCACTCATGGCTTGGCCTCCTTGGCTTTTCTCCACGCAAGTTCTGCCCTGATATGATCTTCTCGGTCTGATGCATAGACTGCCCAATCCCCAGCCTCCTCCAGCCGCTTGATGCGGTCGGCCAGATCCAACGCATGCAAGTTCGCCTTCCGGAATATCTCTCGAAGCTGCCCGTTCTCGATCTCCAGACACGTCATCGAGCGCGCCCACTGAGGCCGGAACGCCTCGCAGTAGCTAGAGCCGCAGCTATAGCAGTCGATACCGTTCTGCGTTTTGCTGAATGGTAGTCCGCAGTGATGGCAGACCATTTTGTTGGTGTCACCAAGATGGTCAGTCATGGATTAGTCCCATTCGGATCATCTGGTCCAGCGCATTAGCGCCTGCAGAGTGCTCCGGCTGTGTCTCCTTTGGATCCGTCCACCGCTCACCAGTCACCAGCTCCTCCAGCATCTCCACTCGCTCACGCAGTTGGCCAATCTCCTCCTCCAGCTTCCGCGCAAACTCCGAATCCACTACCCACCGCTCCGGACCAATCTGCCACTCGTGATGTGATACGCGGTCGCTCATAGCCCAGCCTCCATCAGATCCCTGTCCAGGAAACAAGGCGTCCTGTCACCCACCCATGCCCCCAACTGGTTGAACTCATACCACTCCAACGCATCCTCGCGGCTACCCATCTGGGCCGCCAACTTCGCCAGCACCTTGTCCTTGTCGTAACACACAATCGGCTCAGCACCGCACCGCTCCACCAAGCCAGCAATGCAGTCGTCAAAGCCGTCCATCTTCAGTAGGCCATCCATGCTCACGCCTTGGCCCTCCTACCCGCACGCCCACGCTTGAAGTTCAACGTCCGCCGCTCCTCCAACGCCCTCAACTCCTCCGCAAACGCCGGATCCGTCAAGCCACGCCTCCGTAGCCACGCACGATACTTCTCGTTGAAATACTCCTGGCTCATACCCGGATCCGCAGGACCCACGTCGGCCACCCTCTGCACAGTCATCTTGCCCATAGGAGGACGCAGTGTTGCACTGTGTGCGCTATGTTGTCAAGCGTTGCAACAGTTGGAAATGGGGTCGGTGGGGGAGAGGGGGGCTAAATCTAAACCCACCCCCCCGTGGGGGTCCCCCCTACCCCAGTCGTCCTTTAACGGTATCATTGTTCCACGTGGAACAACGGTGCATTAGCGTTAACTGGTTGCCGTTTCACGCCCAATCTATGTTATATCTAATTCACCGCTCCCTCTCGGCAACGGAGCTAAGTAGTTGGTGCGCAATGGTTAAGGTGCTTCCCCCTTTGCCGGTATGTTCCATGGATGCTCGCGCAACGTACCCACGAGCACGCTCGAGCAGCCAAGCGGCGCCTTGCCAACCTTGCGAACCGGTCCGGACGTTGAGCACCAAGTCGACTTCCCCCCTTGATTTGGCCAGTTCGACCTCTCGAGCGAAGTCTGGATGGCGCTGAAGAAACCGAGACCACCCACCGGACGAAGGCTGGAATCCGACAAGGGGCAAAAGTCGCTCAACCGGGATGCCGCATTCGATTCCCGCGATCATTCTCTTTTTGTCTTCTTCCTTTAACTGCAGAGCCGGCCTTCCCCTTGGCCTTTTCACCTTCACTTCCTTCCCTCCATCGGACACGACATGTCCAACCGCTAAGATATCCGATGTCTGACCCTTCTCCTTGGTGCTCTTCTTCACGCTCCCCCAAGTACCCAAAAAATTCCCCCTTGCCAAGTCTCGGTTCCTGACGTAGAACCTCTCCCGTCTTAGCTACACAACCACACTATACATGAACAAATCCACTCTCGAAACCCTTGGTGCAATCCTTGTGCTCCTGATCATGTCGGCCGCTCTATGGCTAGCCTTCGCGATTCTCTGAACC